CAAGTGCGATGGTAGAGGCTTTTACCCGTTCAGGCGGTACTGCAAATCCCACTGGCCCTGTTGATCCATACTCATTTCTCATGTGGAGGGAATTATTTCCTGCAACTCCGCCTATGTCTGCTGACCAAAGTTGGGACATATCAGCAGGGGAGGTAGTTGGGGCTGTTCCTTCGCCAAGGCCGAGGACTTTGGCTCCAGAGGTTCCAGCAGCTGTGATGCCACCAATGAGAAAGTTTCCATTTGTTAAAACTCTAAATAATTCAGCAGAATTCATTGTAATAACAAACGGAAAGTTTGCCTGTGACCAAATATCCCAAGTAGAAGATGAAGGTCCGATGTAACTCAGGGTCGTCCCTGAAGCTATCTCAAACTGAACTGACCCGGAAGATTTGTACATGCTGACGATTGAACTCGGATTAGCGTTTCCTATACCTAAATTCCCCACACAGTATATTTTACCAGCAGCATTCATCCACCCCTGTACAACCCCTGCGCTATTCACAAAAACCATAATCGGAGCCTGAACACTCGCAAGAGTAGATGATGCAGCCAGAGTACAAGCAGTATCAACAACGCACTGAGTAGAGTTAGTCCAGGATTGGACATACCTTGTCACGCTCGCCTGATTCACAGCAGTCGTAATCAGTGTTGTGCCGAGCAAAGGATTATTTGCATCATATCCTGCAAGGATCGCATCAGCAGCAGAAGTAAAGGTGATCGTTGTACTGGAACCGGAGGTTGAAATTGTACCTGCAAAGGTTGTGATAATTGCTGGACCTTTTGCTTTCAGTGGTGAAAATCTCCCCATTGCAGGAGTTGTATTACCTATTAACGTATTGTCAATTGCACCACCAGAAATCAAGATATTCGTCAGATCTATATTCTTTTCCAGTACATCCCAATTCGCCCCCACAGCAGCTTCCGTCCCCGCAGCACTCGAATCAACTTTGCAAAGCAGTAAGTCCCCTGCCGCAACAACCGTTCCAGAAGCCCCTCCGATCTTCCCAGCAACACTCACGATATAGACGTGACCTGCATCAGCAGCGGGGTAGTTGGGGGTTGTTGAACAGTCTATAACGCCTTTGTAAATCAGAGCATTAATAGACCCTGCCAGTGCATCTACATAAGCCTTAGTAGCAGCTTGAGAAGCTATTCTCGTATTCGAATTCCCAGCCAATGATATATCAGTATCAATCTTTGAAGTTAACCCTGCGGGAGTAACAATTCTAGTTCCATCACTACCTGTTATTACTTCATTAGTTGTTGCAATAGGATTTACTCCACCAAGAGTAGAACCATCTCCTATATAAATTATCTTTAAATCTAGATCATAAATAGGCTCTCCATTTGCAGGTATTATCAATAATCTATTAGTAGTGGTTAAACGTCTTAATTGTAAAGTACCCATAGTTATTTCCTAATAATTTATTGTGACTATCAAATCTTCTTTAATGGTACGAAGATACTCTCCAAATCCTAAAACTATAGGAGTATAAGGATCTACTTCTTCACCATCTAACACCATTAATGGAACTTCTGCCCTATTAACTTCACTTATTGTATCATAGATTTTTTTAGTAATTTCTGTTAAATAGAAAGATTTACCTAATTTATAGATATAGTCATTTAATAATCCATATATTATATCATGTAGGTTAGAAATACTAGGATGGCTTCTATTCACAGTTAAAGAGAAACTGATTTCTAGATGCTTATAAATAGGATTAAAAACTATTGCTCTGGTAGTAATCATCTTGTAATTATCAACATAAGATAATAAGCTATCTCCATTAGCATCCCAGTACTCCTCAGGATTAGCCCATTCTTCTCTTGTTTCATCAATCATATTTTGAGTTAAAACACATATTTCTACAGTACAACAACTTCTATCTACTGCTTCTTGTAGGGTAATCAATTCATTAGCAGTGATTAAAGTCTCATCAGTAGCTTTGTTTATTAGTGTCTCAAATATTGAATCAATATTATTCTCTTCTACTTTTCTAACTATCGCATCAACAGCTCCCGGATATGAAAGTAGAATATATTTCCAATCATTTAAAGTTACTGCCCTGTCTTGTGTGGAGTGCCAACCAGCTAGCATATATCTTAACTTTTCTATGCTATCCTCATCACTACCACCATAAATAGAGTCAATTACTTTAACATTAGCAATTACCGACTTACCACTTATTGTAGGAATTACTATCTTACCTAAATCTGTATTTCTAGTTATAAATGTATCTTTACCTGTTGTACTTAAGTATTGAACAAGTATATGATCATTTATAGAAAGTTTCTTGCCCTTAGTTGCATCCCCAAATAATAGGTAAATTCCACCATTGTAATAGGTTCTTACAACTACAGAGTCTTCATCTAAGGATAAAAATTTATCAACCCAAGGAATATTATTTTCTACTATTAATAGATTTCCATTACTATCTACTAAATAATTATCTAATGACAGTACTGAAGATTTAATCCCATCAGTAATGGCAGAAGCAATATTAAAGGAAACAGAGGGTATGATTATTCTCTCAAAGTCTATTCCTTCTATTCCAATAGTAGCTAACTGTGATCCATTGTAGTAATAGTTGTTATTTGGAGTACTTGTTAACAATAGATATTCTTTATGCCCTTCTATTACTTGTATCTTATTACCGGATAGAGAAAAAGTAGTAGTACCCACTGGTATTTCAACAGTTTCTAATGTAGTAACAGAAACAGAACCCTCAAGTACCGTACCCGCACTAAGAAGTATTGTTTCTATAGTGGCAGACTGAAAAATTAAATCAATAGTACCTACAGCAGGAGCTTTTCTGTTAACATTATACCCAAGCATATCTGCTATTAAATATATACTTGTCTTATTTAAAGCTGTAAACAAATATTGCTCTTTTAATCTCCCATCCATCTTAAACATTAATAATTCAGAAATTCCACTAATTAAATCAATAACTGTTTTACCAACAGATGATTCAAACATATCCTTCCAGATCTCATAGTCTGGTAAAGTCTTTAGGTATTCTACTACACTGTTTTGGATATTAAATCTATTTTGGGCTCTTCCATCAATTAATAAACTCACTATTCTATTCTCCTATTAAGAACCCCATTATAAGTAAATTCTCCATTGAAACCCACTATATCTAGAACCAATTCTAGATCATATCTATTATCATCATAAGACGGAGTAATTTTACTTTTGAAATAATTTATTCTAAGTCTAGGATCCCATCTTGTAAAACACACAACCAACTCTTTCAAGATTTGTCGTGCAATAACATCATCCATTAATTCAAATAATAAAGAATCTATTTCACAACCAAACTCAGGATTAAACAATCTTTGTTTTGGAGAAAAAGCTAATAGAATTTCTATAGAACCTCTAATTGATTCTAAATCTTCACTAAATTTTTCATTAGGATTTAAAGGTATATCTGAGTATATTGACATTAGTACCTAACTTTCCAAGAGACCCTCTCTAGAAATAGACATAGTACAAGAATAATGATTATCCATTACAGTATGAATTACTTTAGTAACTAACCAGCTCCCCATAAAGGGTAAGATTGTTTCTTGTGTTTCTGGCTTAATAAATAATCCTTCTAAACAATCTAACACATATATATCCTTATACTCTTTATGTAAAATAATATCTGTTGTTACTGCGGATAATGAAGCTCTACCCTGAAAGTTTTGACTTTCGGCTTTTAACCAGTTTTCATGCATGTTATCATTTAAGGAACCAATAGGAGCATACTTTGTAGTATCATCCATCCCTATAAAACCTGACATATGTTGATCTGGAGTATTTATTTCTTGTTCATTCAATCCTTTTTCCCAAGAATGAAAAGGTAAAATTCTTTCTTTTCCGATCCAAGCAGATAAAAACCCATCTTTTTCTGTTAAAGATAAATCCTCTACTGGGATATCAACCTCTCCATGACCAAAAGAGAATCTAGGTTTTAGCAAGGATGTAACTGGTTTATAAATAAATAAACCATCCCTACGTGCTGCATACATAGCTGGTTTCTGTTCACCAAACCAACCATGAGTCACTACTTCCTCTAGAAATCTCCTGTCTGATATATTATACTGCAACCAAAGCATTTTATCATCAGATACTTCTAAATCCTGAGTAAATCCTATTCTAGAAGTTAAAGTAGTTACAACATCAGAAGAACTTTGTAGATCAGAGTGTGAATTATAAACATTTGTTCTATGAACATTATAATAATCCATAGAATCATAAGAAAGCCAGATATCAACCAACCATCTATTGTTACCACGATACGTAGCTACTTTTTTCTTAAAAACTTTCATAGAGCAGGAAGTTTCTATAGAAGTCCTCCCTACTCCAACAGATACTTTGAATCCGGGAGTAGTGTACTGCTGAACTTTTTCCCACCTTTGAGTTTGAAATCTCAAGGAACAGATAGGTAAAGCTAAATCTGAAGTTTCTACTATGGATAAAGCTATAAACTCATCCTGATAAATATCATCATCATTAATATCTACACACCAGTAATCTTCATTCTGTATCATACCCTATACTCCATTTTCTTTCTAGTTAAATAAAGAAATAATTTAGAGGATTGCGGAATATTAAGTGTTGGAACATCCAGAGTAAAGGGATCAATTAATTTATTAAATAACATCAATACCCACCAATAATCTGGATCTTTATAAAAAGTATAAGCAATATTGTCAATCCTATCCTCTACAAGTACTGAGTAAACAATATAGGGCAATTTATAAAAGTCTCTATCTATACTCTTTTTTAAGACATCATAATCATTATTGTTTGGAATATACTCTAGAGTTACTGCTCTATTAGTTAAAGATTGAACTCTATACGGCTCTAAAGCAGAAATAAAAACATCCCACTTAATTTGATTAAAACTGACATATCTATATATAGCCATATTACACCTTAAACCAGCTCATAAAATCTTCGACCAGAACAACTTTTTTTGTCTTGAAAACCATTGATACATCTGCTTTAACTGGATATCCAGTTTTATCTAAGGCTGAAGAATAAGTGATATTACAACTAACTGGTAGTAACCAATCAATAATAGATAAATACTTTGTCTCTACATCACAACATCTTTTCATTGAAGCTACTGGAGGAGTAAGTACTCCACTATCAGCATTAATAGGTAATGGCCATCTACCTAAGTTCCTTGATTTAGCTAGTACTTCAATAGCTGCGTTACGGACAGCTATATAAGCAAAATTAAATGTTAACATTAAAGGTTCTGTACCTTGGTAACTCTGATAAGTAAACTGATCTATTAACATAGTCTTACCCATAGCTGCAGGAAATTTACTTAAAGAATCTAAAGGCTGATCTGTCATAGTAGACCAATTGGCATCAGTATTTATCTGCATATCACTTGTCATATATGCAAGATGTACTCCATGAACTGGATGAGTTAATGTAACTGCATAGTAATCCGATGCATAGAATGTATCAAACCATAACTGTGTCATTTCTTTATCCTAGTATTCCTGAAGAAAGAAGAGATATACCAGCATCAAAAGGATCTGTATCCTGAGTTACACTCTTAACGGAAGTATTAAGACTCCTTGTTGGAGCTTCTGGCCTCTGACGAGATTGAGTTTCTGATATATTTTTTAAATACTCTTTAGATACCCTTTGATTCTCTGACTGTTTTTTATTCTCAAAGTCCTTAAGTATAGGTATAGGAGTCCCTTCTTGCTCAGAAGATTCTATAGAGCTAGCCGCTCCAATAGATCCAAAATCAGTCATTGAGGTATCTACTGGACTCCAAGAGTTCATAGCGTCAATAGATGGTGAAGCAAAAGCTCCTGAAATTGACTTATCTGGTAACGTGTAACTATTATCTGCTAGGGTAATTGGCTGAGTACTTTGAGTTGAAACAGGGGGTTGTATTTCTTTATCTATAGTGGACAGATAATTAGAAGATTTTTGATCTGATAACGGTCTCCTATCCTGTGATAGTGATATGTCAAGCTGTGCTTGCTCCCGCTCGTCAGAGGTACTTTTATCTTTCTTAGCTAACATCTCCTGTTGCTCTTTCTTTAAATTAACTAGAGCATCATTCTTCTCATCCACATTTAGACGTTTAGATACACTATCTTGAACATCCTTACTATTTTTACCAAAGTACTTCATTGTACCATTTGGATTAACCTTCCCACTTTCTTCATAAGTTTTTTTAATGAAATCCTCGTCTGAGATTCCGGTGGCATCCTTGCCTAAGGCATTTTTAAACATACCTTCAGCACCACCCGCACCGTGTTGAACTGCTCTAGACCACACTACATCTTTAGCAGAATCACTCATGTGCTCTACATCTACTCCCTGTTCCTTTAACGAGGCTACTACAGGATCATAGTGTGTTTTCTTAATATACTCATGCTGCTCATTACCAAAATTAGGATCTTTAGCTGCCACTTCTTTCCACTTTGCACTAAATTCTGGAGTTCCAGGTCTTAATCCTTTAAATTCTTCTGCATGACTATTTTGAGCAGCAAATTTTCCTACGGTACTTCCACTCCCACCTTCTGAGGACATCTGATGAGTACCATAAGATACTCCACCTTTATCCCCTTTTCCAGAAGAAACAGTATCTGCCCCTTTAGTACCTGATTCATACTTAGCAGATAAACCACCTAAACCCTCCGGAGCAACTGAACTAGGGGAAGTTCCTTTTATTCTTCCTTCTTTTGTACTTTTAACTCCTGATAACTTGTTTTCTAGCTCACTGATTTCTTGAGTAGTGTGCTCTATTCCTTTAGTATCCCCACTTGCTTGATATTGTGCAAGTAATTCTTTCTTAGAGGATATTTTTTCTTCTAACATAGGAACTAAAGATTCTTTACTAACTTTTTGTTTTCGTAATTTTTGAATCTCTTCTTTTCCTGAGGCCAATATATCCAAAGACTCTTTACTGTTTGGATCTTCGCTTTTTCTTACTGCATCCATTTTTTCTTCAATTTTTCTAATCTTCTCTGCTTTTAATGACTCAAAAGTAGTAGAATATTTTTTAACTGAAGAAGAAGTTTCACCACCAGATTTCTGCCCTGGGAGTGGCATTCCAGTAGCAGTAGTTCCTATAGATTTCACAGTAAAAGATTCAGGTTTTAATGTGTTAGACTTACGTAAGTCTTTCTCTAACTCCTCTATTTCTTCCTTTAATTTTTTCTTTTCTAACTCATCGCTTTTGTCACTTAACTCTTTTAATTCTTCCTTTTTATCTTTTATCTTTTGTTCTAATAAAGGAATTAAATTATCCTTAGTTAAGTCTTGTTCCTTTAAAGTCTGAATCTCTTGATTTTTCTTTTCTATTTCATCATTATACTCTTTAGCACTGAACTTTTCAGGACTCTTAACTATTTCATCTTTTTGTTCTTGTAGCTTTTTAAGTTTAGATTCTTTTAAAGTTTGAAATAATGAATCATACTCTTTAATAGGCTTTGTTATAGAACTTTTTATATCTCTAGGAGTGTTACTTTCCTTTGTTTCCTTTACTCTAGCTAATTCTGATTCTAAACTGCTTATATCTTTAGAATCTGCTTCCATAGACATTTTGTCATTAGAAGTGTACCACAAATTACCTTTAGTTTTTTCTAATCTTTCTTTCTTTTCTTTAAGTTTAGACTCCATTAGAGGTATCATGTTTTCTTTACTTAAATCTTTATCCTTTAAGTCTTTTAACTCTTTCTCCTTGTTACTTACTTCTTCTTTATCTTTAGGATCAGTACTATATTTTTTATAATTTATTTCTGTTTTCAACTTTATTCTTTTTTCATCTTTTAACTTGTTAAAAGAACCCCTATAATTATCTATAGACTCCGAGGGCTTTGACTCCGGTATAGGAGGTGATTTCCAAGTACCCTCTTTTGACATCTCAATTAAATTTTTATACTTTGCTTTTCTATCTTCTAATTCTTTTATCTTTTTCTCATCTGCACCAAAAAAACTACCTTTCTCCTCAAATATTTTTTCATCAATCTTACTTACAGCAGTTTCTAACTTATCACTACTATGTAAATCCTTTAGGTTACTTATTTGTGATTCATCTACTTTTTTTGGATGAAGAGAATCATATAAAGATTCACCTATTGATTTACCTTTATTTAAATGAGTGATACCCTTATTTAATAGTGTACCAGCCCCATACCCTATTGCTCCCGCACCTAAAGCTCCTATAACTGGCATAGCTGCTGAACCCGCGATAGCAGATCCTGCACCACTTATAGCACCTCTCACTCCTCCTAATATTCCACCTGTTGCACCTGCTCCAGCTGCACCTGCAGCTCCATAACCTAGTAAAGACTTTCCAGTATCCCAAATAGATCCAAAAAATCCTTTCTTTCCTTCTTCTTTAGGAGATAACTTATCTTTTAAGTCCTTAACTTTACTAAAGAAACCTTTTTTTGGTACAACTGTTTGAGTAGCTGTTTGAATAACAGAAGCATCAGGTATTTCTCTAGCTTCTTTCATATTCTGATGTTGTTCCATAGTCTTTAAAGGTTCTTCAACTCTGGAACTTAAACTCTTATCTATCTTAGTGGAACTATTATTTATAGTAGATATAATACTATCACTTTGTTTTACATTTTCAACTTTACTACTATCCGTGGACTTAACTAAATTTTGTAAGAGACTAATAATTTGCTGAAAATAATTTTTTTGTTCCTTATCTCTTTCTAAAACTCTATCCTCTTTTGATGTAATAGTTTCAGTGTACTTATTTTTTATATTTTCAGTGTTTTCTGTATTCTCTGTACTTGTAATATTCTCTTCACTTGTTTTAGTAGAATGCTCACTATTTTCTGGTGTCTTTAAGTCAGAGTCTATTGATTTGCTAGGAAATTTATTTTTTAGAGCAGTAGAGAGAATAGATAAAGGTTTAATTTCTGAAATCTTTTCGGTTACATGAAAAATTTCATCTGCCATAAAGTATAAAGGAGCTAGAGGGCCCATCATACTCCCAATTACTCCTTTTATAGCACCCTGCTTAATTTCTTGAATCTTTCCTTGACTCTGATCAAGAGTATTTCTTATACCCTGTTTTGCTTTATCTTTTAGAGATACATGGTTATCCTCTTCATCAGAATTTTCTCTAATTCTAGTAGCCCCATATCTAGCTCTATCTCTTTTATCATTATCTATGTCGCCACTAGTTACACTTACTGCTCCATATCTAGCTTTATCTCTTTTCCTTTGTAGTTCTAAAGCTTTTGCTTCCTCTTCTTGGTGTTGAATTTTTTCAAAAAGAAGCTTTTTCTCTTTATTAGCTAGATCATTTCTAAGTTTATCATTATCCATAACAATCACTTTTTATAGTAGTTAACCAGACTGTCGTAAAGAACTCTTACTTCTCGATAACTCCGGTTCAACAGCTGGCTCATGTTTCCTAACTTTGCCAAATAAAATTCTGTCTCTAATAGTTTGGTTATCGAAAGAGAAGGAACGAAGCTGAAGTAACCTCCACTGAAAAGTAAAAATTTTAGTAAAAGCACAAGAAGGACACACAACACTAAAAGAACTGTCTAAACCATGAGACATTAATTCTATAGCTTCTAAAAGTGTAGCATAATCCATAGAAGTTATATCATTAATACTTATTCCAGACAAAGCTTCTACTTTCTTAATTATAGAAAAGTTTTCTTGGTCTTTAGATAAGGATTTATAATGTTTTAATCTAAAAAAGTCTACAGTAATTTGTTTTCCGTCTTCAAGAGTTATTTCTGCTTCAGAAGTAATTTCTTTAGGTAACTCTTTAAAATTTATTTCACCATGAGTTACTTTTCTTGTTAACTTAGGAATTTTAGAAATACGTTCTGGACCTACTTTAAGATATAATTCATCTTCTGGTAAATTTGAAAACTTCTCTTTACACTTAGGACACTCTCCTAAATTAATGGTATATGTAGGATCAGCATAACTAATTGCTGCTAAAGTTAATTCTATGAACTCCCAGTCACCTACAGAGATTTCTTCAAAATCAATACCTTTTATTATATCTCTTTCTTTGATAAAAGGAATAATATCTTGAAGTTTATCCTTATGCTCAGAAAAAGTCATTACTTCTCCATAGGTTAAACCTCTTATCTGAATTAAATTTTTCTTCACTTCTTCATTGTAAGGAATATATCCAGAAGGCAACTTATTTAAACTAATATACATATTATACTCTCTTTCTATTTTATCTTCTTATGTTCCTACTATAGTAAAAGCCATAGAAGGACTTACTTGAGCATTTTTATCAGAAGTATAACCATAAGTGATATTACCAGTGGGTAATAATAAAATTGTTCTCGTTTGTGCTACGGATCCATCTGCACTGAACATTTCAATCGTTGCTTGTCTAGCTACATTGGGATCCCCTATTAACCCTATCCCCCAAGTAACTGAATCAGAATAATCATTTAACCATTCTTCCAACCAACTGAATATTGAATAGGAATCTAGTTCATAGACTACTATATCCATATTCCCCTTTGCAGAATTTTTTGGAAAATCAAAATCCCAAGGCCCATAAGAAATCTTATCATTCTGAAAAACAGCTACTTCTTCATTTAGCGCATTACAAGGAAAAGTACCTTCAAAGGTATCAAAAGTTAAATCCCACATATATGCTCTAGCCACAGGAAAAGTATTTATCCATGTATTTACAGTGGTTAGCATGTATTAACCTCTTAAGAAAGTGTTGCTAGAAATTAATCTAGCAACACTTAGACTTACTTATGTAAGAGTAGCAAAAGCATATGCTACAGTAAAGGTACACTCATACATACCTGCTTTATCTGATGTAGTTCCTGGAAAGGAAAGATCTCCAGTGAGTACACAGTTATTTAAGGTCCAAGTTACTCTTGGAGAGTTATCTATACCATTAAGAATTATTTGCATACCATCCATCTCTCCATACCCTGAAGCTAGAGAAATATCTGGATGCGCTCCCAATTCTGGATCAAAGGCTTTCTTTCCTAATTCATATAAGCCTTTGATTATCTCGAAATTTTGATTCTCAAGTAAAGTAAAAGCAATATCATTCCAAGTTACTCCTCCAACTTCTGGAATAGTAAAAGCCCTAATATTGTTTTCAATCTTAGTATAACTCGGATTTGGTTGTGCAGCAGTTGTACAACGAGCATTAAAAGATTGACTTCCACCAAACTTAAAATTTACATCCCAGAGATAGGATCTGGCAGCGTAACCACCACCAATGACATCTACTACTGTGAGTCCCATATCTTATCTCCTTATTGGATTCTAATGTCAGAGAAGGTTGCACCAGTTCTGGTAATAACGATTCTAGAATAAATATATTCAATCGCTTTAACTGGCTGAACGTAAGTGTCCAAATTCAACTTGTAATTGTCAATTTCTTCTGGAGTGTTATTAGTATCATCACAAACAACATCGAAAGAATAAAGGCCTCTCCGTGATTTGATGTTCTTCAAATAACTAATTACTGCTGTTCGGATTAAGTTACGGGTATAAGCATCATTAAGTTCAAATTCCTGATACTCTAATAGTTGCTCTATACCTTTCTCTAAAACAATAAGTAACCATCGAACATTAGCTCGATCTAAAGCAGAAGGTACGGAATAAAGAGTTTTCTGACCCCAAATTGCAATACCTTTACCGGGTTTATACCGCATAACATTGACTTCATTATCATACAGTAAATCTCTTTCACCTAATGTAAATCTTCGGTACACATCCAATACAGGCAAAGAACCTCTAGCCCAACCAGCAGCGGGCCACCAAGCATCATACTGATCTGCGGTATAACTAAAAGCAGCGGCTACAAAGCCCGAAGGCGGGATCCATCTTTCTCTTCCATTATAGGTATCATAAATCTTTAAAAATCCAGTGTACAAACCTACAAAAGAAGAATTAAAAGATAACTCATATTTACGATAATTCATCAAGGAATTCATATAATTGGTAGGTTCTTCAACAGAGAGGGGAGTGTATAAAACTCCATAACAGTCTCCTCTACCCCCAAACAATTCTCTATCACAAAACTGAGCAATAGCTAATTGATAAGCTGTATCCCCTAAAGTGTCCACAACAATATTAATATCTATATCTTCTTTATTGAAGAAAGATTGTAAAGCTGTGATATATGTTCCCACAGTAACTGCTAATCCATTATCCCCACCTGTAAAATAAACTAAAGCACTACTTCCATAAGAAATAGAACTATGGGGTAAAGAATCATTAGCTAAAGAAGAATCATCTAAAAGCATAGAAGGATTAGAAAGTGTTCTAAGATATGATGATTTTCCATTAATCTTAGATTCCATAAACAATTGCTTGTTGTACCCATCTAATTTTTCTACTCTAGATAAAGTATAACTCTCTCCTGCAAGATTATCAGTAAAAACTCCACCACCTAATGAAACTCTTTCATACAATACTACATCAAAAGTCTCATTTACTATATCAATATTGTTGATAAGAACAGCAGTACTATTACCATGTTCTCCTTCTGAATCAGAATATACAACACAGTAATCAGCTAATTCTGAAGAATACTTTGCAGAAATTACTCCTCCAACAGTATAAGCAGATTTAATGGTGAATGCAATAACTCCAGTGGAATAATTTACTGTAAATGTACCAGTATCCAAGAAGGCGGAAGAATTGTGATCTGTTAAGACTCCATCTTCATCTGCATAAGCAACTAAAGTAGTACCATCATAAATCCTTACTGTAGCTGTTGCTTCACTCGATACAGTTCCTTCTGGAGCAGACACAGGAAAAGGAGGTAAAATATCAGAATACTGTTTAGTAGTATATTCTGGGGAAAAAGTATCTGCTAAAGTATAATATTTGGCAGAAATTGTACCCAAAATAGTATAGTCTGCGTGAACAGTAAACTGAATAACACCAGAAGTGTAATTAACAGTTTTTGTAGCAGTTCCATCCAAGAAGGTGACACCAGAAGCATTAGTAACAACACCCGCATCATTACCCCAAGCTACTAAAGTAACTCCATCATAAATCTTTACAGTAGTAGTAGATTGAGTAGCTCCAGTTGGGGGAGCAACAACAGGAATAGGACTGAAAGTATCATTATAGACTTTTACTTCATGAGCTAAAGAATCTGTAATTTCTTCATAATAAGTTACAGTAATTGGACCAGCATAAAAATAGTTACTTTGAACTTTAAAAGTAACTGCTCCAGTAGTATAATTAACAGTTTTTGTAGCACCTGAATCTAAGAAGGTAACCCCAGTAGCATTAAAAAGATCACCTGCAGAATCTCCCCAGGCAACTAAGGTTCCATTATCAAAGATTTTTAATTTAGCAGTAGATTGAGTAGCTCCTGCAGAGGAAGCAAGTAAAGGAGCATTTAAGTTATCAGCATAAAATCTTCCAGTAGAACGGAGAGTAATCTGAATTTCTCTAGAATTCCAATCATAAGATGTAGGAGCTAAAAGAAGTTCCGAAGATGCGTCATTGGCAACAAAATCTATTGTAGGAAAACCCCAACGAGCATACACCTTTGCACCCGAAGGAATAGCTTCTGTAAATTCAACAGTTATCGCTCCACTACTATAATTGACATCACTATCTTCTTCTGATACATTATACCTTGGATTAGCTCCAGAGATACTTCCACCAAAAGTATTAATAGTGGGTACATCATACCCAACTTTATCTTTATCTACATAGACAGTTACAGAGTTAGGCAAACATCGTGAAAACGGTAAAATCCCAGTAAAAGTTGTTAGTATTCCATCACCTGTACCTAATAAAGTATGAAACGCAGAACCAACTACCGCACCCGCATACTTAGCTTGATTAGATACACGTCTAACCCAACAACGCTGAGATTTAGTTAAGAAAGAGTGAAGAACATAGTAAGCATCTGAAGAAGCTGGACCCGGTTTACCCAACCTTTTATCAACTTCATCTTGACGTGTTACATACATTCTTTCAGAAGTAGACCCTTTTTCAAAATTACCAATTACAAGGCCTACCATCCCATTAAAGGAGGGAACTCTTTTACTGAGATCATATTCAACAGTTCGTACTTGTGGAGACGACATTCATGTCCTCCTTAAACAGATTCAAACAGAGAAATGACACCCTTGTACTTATCCCTGACATACTGAACTTCTTCAGTAGAGAGGCTATATTTTGTTACAGCCTTTCCATGGATAACCAAAGATTTCTCTGGAGTTGCATTGTCACACAGGTTTAAAATCACTTGAGTACCTGATAGATTTTTAATAATATAGAGTTTGTCCATACTAAGTCCTTTTCTTACACTTTTACAAAACATTAATAGGAGAGGCTAAATTATGATCAAAAGATATTCTTCTTATTACCTTTTGTTCTGTTACATAAACCATGAATGAATTAATAGAGAAACTTCCTTCTAGAACATAATATTTTCCTCTATCATAGTCTTTACCTTCTTCACCTCTAGGAGGTGTAGATAAAGAACCCAGGTCTGTTATTTGTAAGTCAGAAGTACCCTCTAATTCATTACTTTTAACAGTAAAAGAAAAAGAGGGAGTTTTAAGTAATGAAAAATAAAAAGTTGTTAATTTAAAATAATCTGGCATTGATCCTGACAATAAAGCTAAAGAAATATTTAATTTTACAGGAATTATAGTAGCTTCCTCACAGGTAGTAAAATTATAATTATAGTTACCTCTTACTTTATTATTTACCCTAGTTTCTCCAGGGTCGGTAACATCTGTTAAATAATAAGAGATAAGAGGTAACTCTCTAGGTAAATTATTATCTTTTAAATATGAAAATATTAAATCTTTTTCATGGAATACTACTTTATCAACACCAAGTCCAGAACGTTCCGCTAAACATTTTCCTAAATATGACAATGTAGATTCTAGCATTGTATATTCCTTAATAATAGATACTTACTTCCCTAGAAACTTCATCATTATTAGTTATAGTAATACTTTTTAAGTTGGAAGCTTTCAACACTAAAAATCCTACACTTGTAAAAGTTTCCTGTTCATTAGCATCATTAATTAATTTAACTGACAAGCAATCTTCTAAACAAATTAAAATAACAAATTCACTATCCAGTAAAGATAAGGAACCAACTGCATCTTTATTTAGGGTAAGTACTTTTGTTGTCATTCCTGATACAGAAAGAGCTCTATAAAAAGAATTTATTTCCGTTCTTGCTTTAGAGGTAGCAAAAGTTAGTTTAGATTCAATTCCCAGGGTAGGCATCAGCTATCCTCAGTATCTTCTAAGTAAGTGTAGTCATCCTCATCTTCTTCCGAATCTTCAGAGTCTGAAGACCCCTCTACATCTTCAGTTTCATCCTCATCTTCAGTTTCATCCTCATCTTCAGTTTCATCCTCAATACCCTCAAGATAATTCTCAGAGTCTGCATCTGCTTGAAGGTTAATCAAAGAAAGTGCTAAACCATCCATGATACCATCAATATTTTCATTAGCTGCTGCTTCAATAAAGAGTTTAGCAGCAGTTCTTTTCTTTCCTGCTTTTACTAAAGCATAAGCTTTCAATAGCTGTTTGCCTGTTTCAATAACTTGTTCTGACATATCAGGCCTCCTTAAATTTTAGAGCCTCTAGAAACACTCATTGCATTTGCAAGTACCATTGAACAAATTTGATCTAAAAACCAACCTTTTTTGGCTTCTCCCTCTGCAAATTTATTGATAGGTTCTGCGGTAAGAGATCCACGTACAGTAAATACTCCATGATTAATTGGAGCACCAACAATAAAAATTTCCCCAACATTTAAAACTTTTAAAGTAGGCTGACGGAAGTTATCAGTATTCATAGTAACTCCATACATTGCCCCAAGATATCCATCCTGCAATAATTCCCACTTTGTAACTGGATCAAGAATACCAGAAAAATCAGAATTAGAGACAATATCCTGCCACAGACTAGAGCTAAAAAGACAGTTAGTTGCTGGAATACCCCAACGAGTAACCTGATCAATCAGTCTAGCAAATACAGCCGGAGTAAAGGTAGAAAAATTCTGATTAGTGTTACGAACAGAAGATGCGGCTGTAGCCATAGACTTCCACAGTCTATCCTCCGTTACCATAGAAGCTTCTAGACCTTCTTCATATTTTTCACCAAGTAAATCTCCATTAGATCTACTCAATTCCGCGGTATCAATAAGAACATAACCACTTATATGAAATTCTGGAGGAAGCAGTCGTTTTTGACGAATTTCAGAGGCAGTAATAGCAGAAGGAGAAGTAGCAACATAAGCCATAACATTCTTTTCTTTCACCACAACTTCATTATTCTCACCTTGTCCAATATTACGATACTGCATAAAACGTCTAGTAAAACCTTCACGATTCGTAGTTTCTTCAATTTCTGCGGAAAGAGCCTCTCCAAGAACCTGCATAGATTTACCAGATTTGTCATTAACTGCTTCTACAAGAACTTTCTGACGCTCTTGAATTTTTTCATTTGAAACAGCCGCAGTTACTTTAGTAAGTTGACCAGATTCGCTAGCTTTAAGAGCATTACCAATTTGAACCAGTAAATCTGAGTAACTAGAGGCATTAATTTCACCGGAATTGGTTGTGAAAGGTGCAGATTGCCCCTGAAGTTTTGTTACGCCCATAGCAAAAGGTTCTCTTGATTTCGTGTCAATAACGGTTCTGTAAGGATTAAACATTTTTTATCTCCATCTAAATTTTTATAGTTAAAAGGGTAAAAGCTTTTACTTAGAAGCGAATTCCAAGGAATGGATTATCCTCAGTAGGAATATGTACAATAACACAAGAAACGGTAACACCATTACTGCTGGTATCGGTTAACAATCCAGTAGTAGCAGAAAGCTTAACAGTAGAAGTTGCAGTCCATAGTGTTCCCGCATCATACTGATCTGTCCATACTTCACCCTTAAGAATACACCCAATACTTTGTAACATTTCCGAAGGAGTAAAACTGGTAGTAAGAACATGATCCTCAAACATAAGTTCTTGAGCAGAAGGACTATACTTATAAGTAATAGTCTCTGTTAAAGAAGCTTGCCCAGAGTGAAATGTAACAACACCGCTGGAAATACTATACTCATTTGCAGAAAGAGCACCCGGAGTACCTGCAACTTGTTCAGTAGAACCATTAGTAATAGCAATCTGACCAGAAACAGGTGTATGTTTTAAAGTAGCAGTATAAGGGCTTGCAGCAGGACATACAAGTCTTTCTACAATAACTTTATAAAGGGGTCTAAAAGTATAGCCATAGGAAAAACCCACAAACCTTTCTGCCGCTTCTCCAGCAGTGGGTTTAATTTTTTCTATACCATCTTCTAAAACACTTACCATAGCCATACCTTCTGCAATGACTGAAACACCCGTTACAATAGGGAACTCTTTGCTATCAATAATTCTTGTTTTTCCGTAAAGATCTAACATGTTACACTTCTCCTTTAAGATTTAAATTTAATTCTATCACGATAGTCATCAACTGAAGTTTTTGTCACTTTTCTATTTAAAATAGAGGCAGCTAAAACTTCTGTAGAAGAAAGGGGCAAGTTCCCTGCTTTCAACTTAGTCCTAACTTCTTGAGATTCTAGGTCCTGTTCAGTAACTTTTCTAATAGGACCACTTGCTTGAATCATATGTTTAATTTCAGCATAGGATTCATCTTTCTTATACATTAGTTCAGTAGCTTTAGCTAGGATGGCAGTAAAACTAATAGCACCCGAATCAAGAAAAGATGCTTCAATTGCTTCTTGAACTTTTGATTCTGGCATCCCACGTGTTACAAAATGGTCAAAGAAAGATGCTTTTAGATCTTGATTAAGATCTGCATAAACACCTTTAGCTGCACCCTCAATCGCTAATGCAATACAATCCTGTAGTTTGGGAAGTACTTGTGCTTGTAATTTCTCAAAAGCCAAATTCTCCAAATCCAAAGAAGAAAGAACCTCAGAAGAAGAAAGAACCTCTGCATTGAAATCTTTAATCGCAGTAGCCAAAGTAGTTACTTTAGCATGGTCAATAAAAATTTCTGGGAATTTATTTGTAGAAAATATAGGAGAAGCTTCTTTACTAACTCTTGATTTAGATATCTTAAGAGTAGGAGTACCATTATTAAAAAATACCCAAGTAGGTTCGGGTTTATTAATAAAGGAAGCTTCCAATTCTGATATATTAACTTTCTCTGCTGAAGCATCCAATTCTTCGTTTTGTAACTCTTCTTCCTCACTTACAGGATCTTCATCACTATCTTTTACTTCTACTTCCTCATCACTAGCTTTTACTTCTACTTCCTCATCACTAGCTTTTACTTCTACTTCCTCATCACTAGCTTTTACTTCTACTTCCTCATCACTAGCTTTTACTTCTTCAA